ACCTTGACGAATGATCGTAGATCACACGCTTGAAGGCAGATCATCACAAGAATGCCTATGATTGTGCTGATGAAGATATATTTCGCTTTGTTATTCATCCCAGTTCACATCCTTCTGTATTTGTCTCACATCCTGTTCAATACGCTTTACATCATCCTCAATACGATCCATACGAGCGGATTGAGCAGCAAGAAGCATTTCAATCCGTGCTACGGATGTCTTGATTTCACCAAGATATGTTCCCAGTTTCCATCCAAGACCTATGAGTGTGGCGATGATGCCAACTCCTATGCTGATGAGATTGAGATCTATCACGCTATGCTCACTACCATTAGAGGTAAAGGTGAAATAGAACCAAGATTGGATGTGGTAATGGGTGATGAAGTATAGTTTGGATAGTTGGCACTTCCAGCAGTCCAAGAACCTGTAAGAACATTATAGTTATTACCACCGCTCAATAGAGTTCCAAGGCAAGGAAATGCAGAGTTTGATGCTGCTCTGAATGTGGTTCCAACAGTTGCATTTGTTCCAAACCACAACCAATATTGTGTATTTTCAGTCATCGCCAACGAGATCGTGGTGGATGCAGTGGTTGGAGTTGAGGTGGTTGCAACACCACCAGAACCAGTTGATGCAAGTGGCAAACCTTTTGGATATCCACTTGTTTCATCAGAAGAGTAGATTGCCATATAGACCGCAGATGAAGAAACACCTGTTCCAAGATACATCTTCATCGCAGTCACAGTCATATCCTGTGGGCAGACGAATGGAACGCAATACCAAGTTGATGCACTTGGAGTACCTGTCAAGGATAATGCAGGAGCATTTATCATAGCACTGTATTCACGACCTGATAGTGGTCCAACTCTTGCAAACTGATGAATACCACCGTTGATACGCATTACAGTTCCACTACCACTTACCGTAATATCACCATAGTTTGCATCCGATGGAGCGCGGGTATTGGAAAGACGGGAATCGTTTCCTTCACAGAATGTTCCAGAAGTCGTACTAAATGATCCTGTTGTCAGAACTCCACTTGTAGTTGTGATAATGGGAAGATTAGAAGTTGATCCGATTGCTCCTGCATTTGATATATTTCCGTGTGTATGCGATGTCGGGGTACGAGCGTCTGAAAGACGGGAATCGTTTCCAATACACACCGTTGTTGAAGTAGTTCCAGTGGGGATTAGACCAATCCCGAATGTACCGCTTGTTACATCTGCTGCTGCGTGTGTATGTGAAGCAGCGGCAATACCAGCATTTGCAAGTGTCTTGTTCTTCCAAAGACCACTGGCATCAAAGGAAAGGACATTTCCAGTTGCAGTTCCGCTGATCAGCACATCGTGAAGTTCATTTAGTTCCAGTCCATTATCTACCTTGACATAGATGATGCCAGAGGAACCTGGGGATGATTTGACGCAATATCCAAGCACAACACCGTGTGCTGGTTGAGTTGGTCTTGTGGATGTCATCTGACCAGTGGTTTCACTCAACCAGATCAACTCTGCTTCAGTAAGAGAACTTGTATCAAGTCCAGTGACATATCCAACGCAAGTGACATATCCAAATGCATTATTGTTTATTGCACTTGCAAGAACACCAACTGTCTGTGCTGCTGTTGCTTCAACAGATGCATCGGCAGGAGCAATCGTGGATACAGTTCCGCTTACTCCGTTGAAGTAGACAGGTGTTCCCTTTGCGATTGTAGAACCAGTGACATTCTTGACATATTTCAGGAGTTGTTGATTTATAGATGCAAGACGACTATCTGTAGCAGATACAAGTTGAGTGGATGTTCCACCACCATCTGGTGCAATATCGGCAGTGACTGTATATGTCTGAGCAGTCCCTACAGTGCTGCTGCTGACAAGAATACCATTTCCCTGCGTGACATATGCCTGACGAATATCTCCTGTTTCAAGTGTGATATTCTGAACAGTCAGCGGAATCTGATCTGGAGGATTGAGAGTGATGGATGATACACCACTTGGATAGATCGTGAGATTTACTTCGCTCAAGAGATTTCTCCTGTCAAGGATAGTGTTCCATAGAGAAGTGTCTGACAATATGTCGGTAGATTGCTCACTTGATAGTCATAGGCATACACAGTTCCCTGTGCAAGAGCAGAGGTCTGTGCTGGTGTCATAGTCAATACGCAAGTGGTCAAGTTTGTTCCCGCGCTATATGTCCTTGTCACTGCACTTGTAGCAGATGTAAGCGTAAGCGTGGCAGATGTACCATATGCTGTCTTGATGGTGAATGTGTGTAGATAGGATGACCAATCACCCTCAAGTGTGAAGGTGAGTGTGAAACTATCTCCTTGGTATGTCTTGATGTCGTATTTCGCTGGCATTAGCACGCTCCCGTTATTGCCTGTGTATTGATGATGAGATAGTACGCCTTACCCTCATCCATATTCTGAATGATTGCAAACACGAATGTTCCGTCAGGAATGCGAACTGGAAGTAGAGATGTTCCCGTTAGATCTGTTTCAGGAACTCCATATGAGTAGTATTTAGTTCCAGTCCAGTTGTAGTTGGACATCTCCGAAATGCTGTATGCATCATATCCTGTAGTCGGTGCATTCGCTAAAACATATGGTTTATTGTATCCTGGAGTTACTGATGTTCCACCACCAGCACCAGTTGTCTGATCCATCACTGCTGGTTTGATCTGATACTTCCAACGATATGGTTGATTTCCAGTTGCTGCTGGCATTACACTCGCTGCTGTTACTTGAAATAGACCATAGTATGGCAGTTCAATCTCATTTGCTGACATCAATACTCTGTTGATGTCGCTTGATTTTCTCTTGATATTATTGTTGTATCCTGACATTCCCATATTATGGTTCCCAATATCCTCTCTCAAGGAAGGTCTTGGTGTCTGGTTCAGAACTTAGAATAGCGTTGAAGTTGACAGGTGTTCTTGGTTTTCTCTGCCAAAGAACTTCTTCGTATTGAAGTGTGTTTCCATTCAACTTTGGATCACCCCAAGGTTCCATCGTTACTTTTTGATCGCAGAAGTTGTATTCATCCCATAGGAAATCGAATACAATCTCATAATATTCATCCTGCAACTTTGTCATCGTGACATTTTCACAGATGATGGTTCCATTATCGAAACCAAAGAACTGACGAGCAGCGGGAGAAGTGGTATCGTTTGAAAGATGCATCTTACCGATGTAGTTCTTCACGACACTCCAGTTGTCAGTCATCTTTGCAACACTTGCATCACGAACCAATCTCATTCTTATTCTGCACTGTGCAACATCGTGATCAATACCCTGTAGATCCTTTACAGTCAATCCACCGATATGTGATGCTGATTTATCAACAAGAATGATGTTTGGAGCAGAACCACTTACAGATGGTGGTGCTGACATAGCAGTTCCAGATGTTCCATATTGATACATCGTTGTGGAACGAACTGTTGCTTGATATTCAATAGATGAAGGAAGCAAGGTCTTGATTGGATTTGGATTTGGTATGGTTCCAGGCAATATTGCTATGGTCTTTGGATTGACCGCTGCCATAGTGCTCCAAACGACTGTTACCTTGCATCTACCCGCGGCATCTATGGTTGTAAAATCTATTGATCTACATCTGCACAACCACTGCCAAAGACCTCTTGCAGATGCTGCATCGAAATCACTATACAGATCTCCTACTGCTGGAATAACACCTTCAACAATCATTGTGTTGAGATCTTCTCCGTTGTAGTTGACTACTGCTTCATTATGACGACGAATGATGTATTCCTGAGTGATCGTAGAAGTTCCTCCGATGTCATCGTAATGCTCGGAAGAAGAAACGAACCATCTCTCGAAGGTTGCTGTTGAAACTGAACAGGTGTAGTTTGGACTTGCCATATGCTTTCCTTAGTTGAATATACTCTTCAATCCATCAATCATACTGTTCATAGCACCACCAACGAGGACTTCCATTCCTTCGGTATATGCTTGTGCCATAGGTGTATTTCCTCCACCCATCATATATCCCGCGGCAGCGAGTGGTCCTTCTGTAGCAGCACCTATGAATGATCCAGCACCTTGGACTGCTCCTCCGAGGAAGTTGCCTATATTTCTTACATTTGTAGGACCAGATTTATCTCCTCTTGCTTGACTTGCACCGACATCAATAGATTGAAAGAAACCCATTTGCTTTGATTGTGGTTTCATCGCTTCTCTACGAGCACCAACCATACTGGAATAGTTCTGTGAACCTCTAAAGTCCCAAGAGTTTGACCACCGTTGTTCTTGGTTTTGTGGATTTAGGAAATCCCAAGCACCATATGCAGCAGCAGCAACACCAATACCACCAAGAGTTCCACCAAGTCCTATATCATTCAAACTACCAACACCACCATATCTTGGCATCCATTTATTGATGGCAGCATTACGGCGAAAACTTCTTCTTCGTAGATTTGCTATTCTTCGTGCTTCTTGAGCACGAGCAATACTATTGATAGTAGGTGATTGATTTCTTTCGTAGACACCAGCACGCTGATCACTTCTAGAATATTTCCAAAGAGATGAGGCAAATCCTTGAGTAGCGTTAGGATCATTTATACCAGCACCGTGAACAGTCATCGCACCTAGTCCTGCTGCAAATATAGGAGGAATACTTCTTCCTGCTCCCCAAGAAGTCATTACCCTGTTCGATGCCATTCTTGAAACACTTCCACCATTTCTTGCAGCAATAGAAGCACCAAATGCTGCTGCCATAGCACTTCCTACGGGGGAACCACCACCCCAAGGATTTGCACCACCCATAGGAGTAATATTGGCACTATGTCCTGCACCACCTGAACCACTTCCACCAGTGCTTTGACCTGTGACACGGGACATCTTGGACTTGATTTGGTTGATGCCCTTATCAATACCCGAGGTGTCGATTGTCGCTGGAATGACGAGTGCTGAGATTTTTGCCATTATTACTTCCCTTGATTGGTTTCCTTGACTGCTTCCTCAAGTGTCTTCAAGATCTGACTTGGTAGTTTAGGAAGCATTTGGGCAGCAGTTTTCTCAAGGAAATGTGTTTCCCATACTTTCTTGCCGCCAATACCACGCAATCCTTTTCTCCAACCTCTTGTCTTCTTTCCACTCTTGTATCCCTTTGGTATTGCAGTCCAACCATCGTTATACCATCTTGCCTTGGTTGCTGCCCAGAATGCATCTGGAGCACCTTCCTTGCCTAATCTCACGCTGCTTTCAATACCAACTCCAACCCAAATACCGCGGTTCTTTCTAAGCGTCTTTACCTTCATCTTCACCTTGGACTTGAGTTTCCTCTCATTCCAAGTCATATTTGATTTCAGAGCAGAAATGGTTTCCTTACCCCAACTCCTGACACCTTGACGAAGGATCTTCTTTGCAACCTTCAACTCAAACTGCTTGAGGGATGCTTGTATTTCCTTGATTGAGTTTGGGTCTATCTGCCATAAGATACTCATATATTTCCTTTATATCCGCTTGTTCATCTTCGCTGAGTAGTATGTTTATCCACACTACGCTTTGTTCTTCAAGGTTCATTTGTGTCTGGTATTGACAGGCAGCAAGGAGAACCGTCCTTACTGCCTTTGTCAGTTTTTTCCTTCACCGTAAAGTTTCTCAATCTCCTTGGCAATCTCTTCCACAAGAACGACATCGCAGTTCAACACTTCCTGAATGTTGGCAAATGCCTTGCCATATCCATCCATTAGATGATTGAATACCAACCAAGCACCAAAGGTATTTGGTTCTGACTTTGATTGTTCCATAGCGGTAATCAAATCCAGTGTGCTTGGTCTGCGTAGTCGGACTTCCAGTCCTGATGCCAAAGTTACATCGTGATGCTTTAGTTGAAGAGCGTCTCTGATATTCATTCCTGTTTTCATATTTTCTCCTGTTTATTATGCTGGTGCTGTTTCTGCGTTGCCTATATCCGCAACATCGGCAACAACTGTTACTGGTCCTACAATTTGGCAAGAGAATGATCCCTTGACAACATCTGCACTTGCAGATACTGCATCCCAAGATGTGATGATGCAAGTTCCAGTGATTGTATCGTTTACTGCTCCACCACTTGTATAAGAACCAAGTTTGATGGTAAATGATCTTGGACGACCTGTATTCAGTGGATTGAGAATATCCGTGATAAGTGCAGAGTGATCAAGATATGAGTAGAATACATCAAGTGTAAATGCAGAGGATGAAATACCGTCTATGAAGTAGGTATTCCAAGATCCGATGCTTGTTACATCAAGTGGAGTTCTTTGCATAGAAAATGCTATAGAACCTACTGCCTTGATTACAGTTGAGTTGAAGGTAAACTGAGATAGTGCTGATGAGTATGCCATTTATTATGGTTCCTTGTAGTATATTTCTGTAATGATCTGAGCGGTATTTGGGATGGTTTCCTCACCATCTCCCATTTGGGGTTCCTGAAGAATGATGTTTGTATTGTTGATCACTGCTTCAAACTCAAACGATGAATATGTTCCTGCAACCAATACTGTCTTGACTGCATCTGCAAACTCCGCGGTTGTTTGTGCTTCGGATGTATAGCAATCAAATGTCACCTTGCATCTCTTCAACGGAGCAGTTCCAACGGTCAAAGTATCGTTTTCGGTGACAAGATATGTGATTGCTGGAAGAGTTCCGTTTTGATTTCTCTTTCCATAGGTGATGTTTGCATCATCCACCACACTATCGCTAAGGTTCAAAAGCATCGTTCTTATTGCTGCTGGTAATGATATTGCTGGCATTATGCAAGTTCCTCTACTGTTATTGTTGCCAATCTATCTCTTTCTGCTTCATTACGAACACCAAGAATGCTGAATGTTCGTCCTCTGATTATCAATCTATCCCTTGGAACAAGTCCAAGTTCGCTTATTGCATTCCAACGAGCATATACCTCAAATGAGTTTATCATAGTTGGAGCACCAGCATATTCCACTTCAGTTGATCCAACATCACGCAAATCGCAACGAAATGTTCCAACCGTGACAGTAAAGTCAGTTTGCTTCTTACCGAGATTATCGGTGGCATTCTGTCTCTTGACGGTTGCTTCAAATCGTAGTCGTCCACCTGAGATCAAGATAGAACTCCATTCTTGACACGAAGGTTCTCAAGAATGAACTGTGCGCTCATAGGAACCGTCTGTAGGGCGATTGGTGCAGTTGCTTCAGGGTTGTTGTACCAAGAACCAACCAAGGCGATGACTACCTGTTCAATCTCCTTTGGATAGTCGGCATATCCAACTGAATATGTGAGTTGGATCTGGGTTCCTTCATCCAGAGATGGATAGTCAAGGAAGTTGATGTAGATTGATGGATCCTGTGAACGATCAATCCAATATGATGTGGATGGCATCGTTGTGAGAACATCATTATAGTAATATTTTACACTGGTGATTGAGTTGAATGGTAGAGTGTTTATGCTTGTTCTCATCCAGTAGGAGAGATATTGCACCTTTGTTGTAGTTTCCAACGCAATACCAGTATAAGTCGTGATCCAAGAGATTGCAGCATCGCGCAGACGAAGAAGTTCCTGATCGTCTGTTGTGTAGTCAATCTTCAACGCTTTCTTGATCTGTGATAGTGTGATGCTCATTTATGCTCCGTGGATTTGAAAAGGTTTGGGGGAGTATTTCATCCCCCGCACCCAGAAAAGAGGAAGAAATCAGATGGTCATTACTGCGCCAGCGTCCACATTGGTGACTACACCGTAAGTGCGGTGAGAGACAACAACACGGGTCATCAGCGAAGTTGACAGACCGTATGGGTCGATCATTACTTCAACGCCACCATTACGATCATAGATCTCGTAGTATTGTGGATTGAAGAATGCCATAAACTTGTCAGCATTTGTAGAAGGAGATGCGATTGCCTGATTGATGTATACAGGGAAACCGTAGATGGTGCTTGGCATACCTTCACGAACATCACTGTAGCGATCTGGAGTCTTCCAGATGTAAGCGTTGGTGCTGTCCTTGAGTTTACGGACTGTCTTGGCAGTAGCATCGTTCATCATATAGACTGCTCCACTGCGATACTGTGGTTTGACAGTATGAGCAAGTTCAATCAAGTCATCGCTTGCCTTGTTTGCTGACTGTGCTGCCCACTGGGCAAGAGTGAATGGGGTTGTAATAGCAGTATCGAATGTGGTTGTGAAACCAGTGAAGATTCCAGGCATATTACCAGAACCACCAGCACCATTGGTGTATTCATCTTCCAACTTATTGGAAATGGACTCACCCGCCTTGCGAGCGACATAATCCAAACCACCGATAGCATCAGTTTGATACTGCTTGGTGATTGGTAGATAGCAAGCATAGGTCAGATCAAGCACATCAATATTGCTGACAGCAAATGTGGTGTCATCAGTGATTGCTGCTGCTTCAGTTACTTTGTATGAAGTTGGAAGTGCTCCACCGAGAACGATCTTCTGATCGCCAACGACATTACGGACTGGGCAAATACTACGAACAACATTGAACTGATTGATCTTTTCAACAATGCGATTTTGCCACATTACTGGGATTGCAGAAGTTGAGTTGGTGGCAGCAGTTGTAATGTTGGTGCGCTCGCTCATTACACGATCAAGAGCAACACGGTTGCCACTGAAGAGTGCTTCACCGAAACGCTTGGCATATTCGGTTTCAGCATCAGTTCCTCTGAGTGATCCACGAGTATCAAACTCTGGTTTTGCGAGTTCTGCTTCACGCTTTGCGTGCTTTTCTGCCATCTGTGAACGAGAGAGTTCGGACTCGACTTGATCAAGATCCTTTTCAAGTCGTTCAACTTGTTCCTTGAGAAGAGAGTTTGCGCGGACATCAAACTCGCTGGTTGGACGCTTGTTGTCTGCTTCCCACTTGTCAAGTGCTTGACGAAGGTCGTAGGTGAGTTTATTACGCTTTTCAAATAGTTCCTTGGACATATTACTGTGTCTTTCTACGGATGATTTTGATCCGTTTATTATTTATTTCTTGAGTGATGCCACGAAGTTGAGAAGAAGTTTGTTCGTATGCAGCATCAACTACGATACTAACTTCATATAGTTTCCCCTTTTCCACGGTCTTAGTGTCTCTTGAGGTCCAGTTTTCTTCAGTTGCAACAAAACCAAAACTCATTTCACCTGTCAAGGTTCCACGATTGAGTAGTTCCTTGACATCGTTTCCAAGGGTTGTATTGGGCAAATCTGCTTCAAAATATACTCCCTTTTGGTCTGATTTGAGTCGAAGAGATCCATTATCAGTTCTTGCAAGTGGCATAGAAGCATCGTGATTGTAGTATAACTTGATGTCATCCTTTGTGATGCTTTCATCAAATGCACCTCTTGCAATCTGCTCTGTGAATGTCCTACCGCGCTCTGTTAGACGAACGGAGTTGACATCATAGACGATTGCATATCCAGAGAGAGTATTTCCCTCTGTCTTGAACTGTTCAGTTGCTTGGCGTGTTTCCACCGTTGTCTCCTTGTGCTGTTCCACCACTTGTATCTGTTCCTATATTGGTGGAACCACCACCTGTTCCCATATTCTTGGCGACGATAAACTCGTCAAGACCTGGTTGTTGCTTGTAATCAAGAATGTCTCTTGCTTCGTTTCTTGAAAGTATTCCTGCTTCAACTGCTGTTCGCAGAGCAGAGAATGTCTCCGCAAGAGATGGACGAACAAGCATATCTGTATCGAATACTGGTGCTTCACCGAGTTTTAGATCAAACTCTGCTTTCCAAGTTTCAAACCAGTGTGCAAGACATCCATCCAAGTACATTCTTGACAACCATTCCATAGTTCCGTAGGTATTTGAGTTTTCTCCGAGATAGGAAACGGGAACTCCAAAGATGCGTGATACATCTGCTACGGAAAGTGATTTCGCCTTGCTAAATCCATCGCTTTCAAACATAGATGAGATCTTTTCAACTCTCATATTCTCTGAAAGAACGATTGGTTTGCTGGCATTTGAAGCACCGCTATGGTTCTTCAAATATTCGTGTTGTATTGCTTGTCGAGCAGCAATATTGAGTTGTGTTGGTGAGATAAATGCGAGTTTTGGCACTCCTCCAGCATTCATCACCATATCATATGTTGTATTTTCCTGACCAATAGCGATTGAAAGAGAGGTCTGGCAGAGGTTAACAGGAGATGAACTCCACAATCCTTCAAGCAAACTTGCCTTGATATGGATTATATTTTCAGGTGAAACCTTGCCAAACTCCTGTGTTTGGTACATCGGATCTGGTCCTGTGACATCCAAACTGACGCTTCCGATGGCAAGTGGAAGCAGTTCATAGATGCTTCCGTTCTTTCTACGGTTGATCAGTGCAAATGCATTACCATAAAGCACTGCTTGCTGTGTCATAGAACGAACAAAGTCAAATCCACTTTGAAATCTATTTGGTCGCTTCCAAAGACGCTCTAACTCTGGATTGATGAAGTCAGCGTGAGTTCTTGCAACATCATTTGAGATAAGTGTTGCTGCGCGGTATACAGGGGAATACCCTAACACATTAGTTGGAGTGGCAAAAGGTGTTGCTGAGAATGTCTGTGGAAAAAAGGAGGTGGGAACCGTGTTCCAACCCCACCAACTCCTGATGCTTTCAACTGTTTTGTTTAGTATTCCCATTTAGTATTTGCTCCGCTTCGAGTTCATATATGCTCGCTGTTTTGCCTCCCCAGAGGTGTATTGCCATAATGCTTGCTACAAGGGGATCTATGATGCAGTGTTCTCTTGCCTTTACTGGACGAATGTTTCCGTTGATGTCTGTCTTTGCGTGTGCTTCAGCGCAAGCGCGGCGTAGGATGGGGTCATCATTCAATACAAGTTTTGCACCCAACCACAAGTTGTTGAACAAGGCACATCCAGGTCCAAATGTGCTGATTGCCATTCTATAGGTCTGTAATGGCACTCCATCATTCACCAGTGTCTCTGCCAAGTATTTGCTTCCCCAAGCGTCATATGCCACTCCACGAAGATCATAGAGTTTCTTTACTTCGCCTAATGCTATTCTGACTTGCTCGTAGTCGATCTCACGACCTGCTGTGGTCATAAGATGTCCCTGCTTTTCCCAAGTTCTTACTGGGATTCTGTAGTCCAGTTCCCTCTGTGCCAATCCTTCACGGGGAAACCAGTAGTATCCCTTGAGTGCTACTCGACCATCTGATAGTGGAAATGCCAATACCAGTGCCGTCATATCACCCGTCTTGGACAGATCCAATCCTGCATAGCAAGGTTTGCCGAGAAGAGTATCCCAATCAAAGGATTTATTTCTCATTCTATCCCACTGACTCATATCAAGGAACCCACCGCTATTCTCATCGAATCTTGATGCGTGAAAGCGCGAAAACTCACTTCTCCCCATAGGACTTTGCTTCATCGTGTTCCAAGAACGCCTCAAACTGTTCATATCAGGTTGTCCATATGACAGACCTGGGTTGCCCTTGATCCACTTTGACTCGTCTTCAAGGTCATCTGAGGTGTCCAATCCATAGAGAAAACCAGTGACTGTATCGTCTTTTAGTTCCCCTGAGAGGATGCTTTCCACCTGTTTGACGATCTCCATATAGATGTTTTCGGGGTTGGAACCTGGGGTTGTGATGATCACACCAGTGCTTTCCTTGCGTTTTGCACCTGTGGTAAGGAGTTTTGTGAGGAATCTTCCCTTGAACTCCGCTGCTTCATCAGCAACCCACATACTTGGATTCAATCCGTCAAGTGAACGATCAAGTGCAGGAAGTGCAGTCATAGAGCAGTCGGCATCGTCACGATCAAGGGATTTGAATCTCTTGGACATATCGTGACTATCCTCTGCCAATCTGCTTACCATCGTCTTTGCTGTCTCAAGCATAATACCTGCTTGATCCTCGTTATTGGCGATGATGTGAACACGCTTTCCTTCACCGTGCATAAGGTCGTAGAGGGACAATCCTGCCATTAGTGTGGTCTTGCCATTACCTCTTGCGACCTGTACAACGGATAGTCGGAATCGCTTTCTACCATCTTCCTTCCACTTCCAGCAGATGATGTTTGATACAACGAACAACTGCCAATCGTGGAGTTTGAATGCTTCCTTTGACCACTCACCTACTAAGGATAGACGCTCAAAGTGACGATTGAGACGCACTGCTTCATCCCAATCAAAGTAAATGTCTTCCCGTTCAAGGTCGTTTCTGAAGCGATTGCAAGCAGCGTATATCCAGCGAGATGCATCTATCTTGCCTTCTATGATATTGTCTGTATATGAGAGTATTCTCAGTTTGGTGGTTTCCACTTCCTGAGTGTACAACTCCTGCTCAGACGGGGATGGAGTAGTCGTGGGTTGCACCGTGGATACTGCTCTCGTTTGCTGAGGGGGGACGATGGTTCATATTTTCCATAAATCCTACCCCCCCACCTCTAATATTCTCAGAATCACTCTCAGATCCACCGTTGCAACCCGCGGGAACAGCGAATGGTGGTTGGTATTTCTTGTCATCTGCTGAGGGGATACTAATCTTCTCGTTGTATCGTGCCACAAGCATATCAATAAGGTCTTTGCATTCCTCTACTGTCTTGGGGTAGTTGAGTATCTTCATCATATCTTCTTTCCTTTCAGGTAGTTGCGTATCTGTGTCGTATGCTCAAGGTCCAGCAGTTGCACCGTGATGTCCTTGCATCGTTGGCACAGCACACCGTGTAGCACTGCACCACTCTCACTGACATCTGCACATCTCTGATTATCCTTGTGGAAGTATGCAGCACATATGTCGCATCTGGTCGTCTTGTCGTATGTCTCCCAATCATCCTTGGACAACTTGGGATAGACCTCTGAGAACCATCCTTGAGTGCTTGTCCACTGCTCTACATTCTTCATATGGGTCTTCTTATCTGCACTTGGGTATCGCTTGATTCCATCTTCATCCATCCTTGAAATCTCCTTGGCGATGTTCCTTCATATGGCAGAACTGGCATAGTGTCATCAGGTTGTCCCATTCGTATATCTTGTTTGGGTCAATATGCCTTGGAATGATGTGATGGACTTCCTCGCCAAACAATCCACATCTTTCACACCAAGGTTTCTGCATCAGGTATTGCTTGCGAAGATGCCACCATTTCCAACCTGACTTACGATCTGGTCTTGTCTCAAAGCGCGGGTCTTGAAAGTCCTTGACCTTTGCCTTGGGATTGAATGCTGGTATATCCTCTTCACGCTTTCTCATTTGAATATGGTGCTCATTATTGCACCTACGATGATTGCCGATGTTGCGACTACGCAGAATGTCTCATACACTTCCCATACCATCTCAAAGACCTCACCAAGTTTCATCTCTGATACTTTCATTTGGTTTTCCTCTTTGCTTTCTTCTGTACTGGTTGTTGGTCGTATTCCCTTGCTTGGACTGCTGTTGCAACCCTTGAGGAACACGCTAGGTAGTATGCATCTATGATGTCATTTACAGGTGATTTTGGACTATCAGTTGGTTTGCGATGATACACACCTTGTATATCAAATGCCGTATCTTCGTAAAAAGCATCCCTCATATCCTCTTTCTTGCCATTTCCACTACCACAAGCGCACTTCTTGATGCTGGATGGTGAGTAGAGATCATATGCGATATTGTTCTTGTATAGGAAATACTTGAGAATGCCCATATTCTCCGCTAATGCCGTGATGGATGAATGCTTGGAATAGGCATAGTCCTCCAGTGCCACACTCTTCACATTCTCCTTCTTGAGAACACCAATCACCCACTCTGCTATTGTCTCATATCGCTCTTGGTCATTCTCCCAAGCACCGAAGAGGTTTCCAGTGATGTTCTTGGTTGAAATCGTCATAGATTTCCTGCTTGTGAGATAATACGCCTTACAAGCACTCCAAGGAACGATGAACTGGGGTTCAGTGGTGGGAGAGATGACTACGAGAGCAGGTGAACGCAAACTCAGGTCTATGCCTGCAACTGGTTCAGTGCAATAGCGAAATGGATTTGGATTCTCATCTGGTGACATATTCTTGGTTCACTGGTCTTATGATCTTATGTGCTCTTGCAAATACATCGTATCGCTGCTGGAAGTATCGTTCAAGATCCGTTGCTATATCACTATCCTCGCACTCGCACAATACATTCCACTGGAACTCTGGAAATGTCTTTAGATCCGCGGTATTGGATCTCATAAAGTCGTGGATTGGTCTTGAGTGCTGATTGGGGTTTCTTGCCTTTGTCTTATGGCAGGTCCATCTATGCTTTCCGTGATGTGTAAATCCCACATAGATGACTTCATCGTTGTATGTGATGCTGTAGATGGTATACTTGTCTTTCCTATTCATTTTCCTATCCTCCTACACCTATTTATAAGTTTCAATATTTTCAAATGAATATATTGTCCTCATCATCTGGTATTGGATCAAATGCCCCATAAAGACCATCAATAGGTTCCATATCAAGATGCTGGTGGGATCGGATATAGTCCGTATCAACAACCCACTTATGACCAGCAAAGTTCTTTAGAAGTAGTATATCTGAATCGGGAAACCGTTTGTTTGGAGCATCCCCTTTAGAACATCTTTTGAAATAAAAGATGCCTATTGGCGGATGTATCTTCCCATTCAAATGCTCATCTGAATCGTGTAAACCGTAAAAGCGAGCATCCAGCATCCGTAGTCCTATGACATCATCCTTTTCAAGCATTCTCGGTATGCTTCCGTGCGTTTGCTGATCACGGTATTTCTTAGAGCAGTTGCTCAGAGTGGTCTGGGGTTGGTATTTCAGGACAGATCAACTGACTGATCTTGTGGGTTTACCACACACTTACGAGATGATGCTTATCTGGAAAGCATCTAAACCATCCGAATGGGATTATTATGTGCTGTCATTCTTCAAGGTTTATTCGATCTCGACCCTATGGTTGCTTTGAACTACGAGCATCTACTTGCCGAACTTTTACTTCGGAGTCCCTGTTGAACTATTGTATGTATACATTCTAAATGTTCCACAACACCCAAAATCCAGATTTTCACAAAGTTTTCTTCTGAAACTTTGATTCCCAGTAGGTTTTATGAGTTTCTATTCTAAGTTTCAGGTCTTCGTCTACAACCCTCCTAGAATCGCTTCTAAAGGGAACCAGTTTATTCAGTGTCTCTTGCCTCTTCTGGCATCCGCAGGTCTTATACGCGCGTATACGCAGTTTGTGTAATATCCAAGCAACAATATCCCCCAGACCTCTGAACTTATGGTATTGAGAATGAGGTGCTGACATTTCTGTATCTCGCTTCATATTTCTTGTATTTTCCTGGTCCATCAATACCTTCTTGAGTTGTGCAATCGCATCCAAATCTCAGTGTTCCAGATCCACCAACTTGACCATTCCAACAACTGCTTGTATTGCAATCGTAGGTTGGACAGGTAAGAAGATCGAACTGCTTGTCAAATGGAATCCAGTTGAAGTGGGGAATGTATGGTATATTGCAGTTCACATTTCTACATTCACAGGTGTATGGTAGATACATCTCTGCCTTGCAACCATATGCAAGTGGATCTGGAAGTCCTCCACCATAGTTCAAATAGGATGACAACCATTCCAACTGCTTGTATGTCTCAAATGATGTCTGGTTCAAGCATTCGTTCTTTGTCCAAAGTTTCCAGTTGATTCCCTTTGTATAGTCACCGAAGTCAGATGGAGAGTTGCAAACACCCACACCACCAGTGGTATTTGTCCAGTTCACATTCATAGTATCCAACCACTCGGCAACGACATATGGATATGCATCTGGATAATAGTTGTATTTGTAGGCACAGGGATCCTGACATTTGATCACAAGATCTCCAGATCCTACATTATCACTTGCACTCTCCTCATATTTGTAGCAAAGATATGTGTCCAAGCAACTATGGCAGTTTGGATAGACATAAGCACCTTCCCAGAACTTTCTATTTGTCTCAACCAGTGAATATGACCATCCACCACGACTTCCATCTGATGCCATAATGCAGTTGTCGTTGAAATCGGTCGATGGAACCAACTTTGCATTCTTCACTTCAAATGTCTCAACGACTTCTGTCATTATTGAACCATTCATCCATATTTCAAGATGATCTTCTATCGTCATACTGAATGTGCAACTTGATGGTCTACAGTTGCACCAATCCGCGCAAGTGAATGTTCCGCATCCTCCAGTGCAACATTTCCTCTTTATGAATGCCATTAGGAACCTTTCTTCTGTAGAACCTTGGGTTGAGGCAAAGCAAGTCCTGCCAATCCCGTCAACGCTCCAAACAGAATGCCCCCATACGGAATCCCGTTAGACGCTTGTCCAACGGTGTCAATACCGACAGAGACAATCTGGTGGATCGTGGCATAGGTTGCTTCTGATTCTGCGATGCTTGCGTCGAGTTTCTTGGTGTT